GAGTATGGATTATATTATGCGAAACTTGATGAAGAAAGAAAACGTAAACGTAAGAGTCACTCAATAGCGGATATGATGTTTTTTGGACATTATTAGTGCGGGAATGCGGTTCATGCAACATTAGACGGAATAAAAGTTGCATGAATCAGAATCCGCATTTTTAATTAAATTATTTTTAAAGGACAATTCCAATTAACTAAAAATGATTATTTTTGAATTATTATAGTAAGGTAGCAAAAGTGTAGCTAACTTTTGAGATAATGCGGCTGCCGCCTCCACGGCAGTTTAGCAAGCTTCAAAATATATTGGAGGATATAATTATGAATAAAACATATTATATTTATAAACACACTAATTTGGTTAATGGAAAAGTCTATATTGGGCAAACTTATCAAGACCCCGTTAAAAGGTGGGGAAATGGTATTAGTGCTTATCAACATAATAAACATTTTGTAAGTGCTATTAAAAAATATGGATGGGATAATTTTTCGCATGAAATTTTATTAAGTGGTTTAACCAAAGAAGAAATGGAATATTGGGAAGACTATTATATTGAATTTTATGATAGCAGAAATCCTAATAAAGGATATAATATAATGAAAGGTGGATTAAAGTCTCCTTTTCAAGAATTATGGAAAGATGAAAATTTTAAATTAAAGATATCTCAACAACAAAGTAATTTGATGAAAGAGAGATTAAAAAATCCAGAAACAAGAAAATTTCTTCAAGAAATTTCAATTAAAAACTGGGAGGACCATCCTGAGAGAAAAGAAGAGTACTCTAAACGAATGCATGACATTTTAACAGAAAAATGGAAAGATGTTGAATATAGAGAAGCTCGTTCTCAGCAAATGCGAGACCTATGGAAGAATATAGAATTTAGAAATAAAATGATTGAACAAAGTAAAATAAATGCAAAAAATAACTGGAATAATATTGAATATAGAAAAAAGATGTGTAAACCTGTTATAAATATTGAAACTGGTTTAAAATTTGAATCCGCCTCTGCCGCAGAAAGATGGTGCGGTCTTAGTCATGGCTGTGTAACAAAAGCTGTGAGAGGAACTGGAAGAGCAGGTCGTCATCCTGAATCTGGTGAAATTTTGCATTGGCGTTATGCCGAAGAAGGAGGTGACGATTAAGTTGAAGTCCAGCCGAGGAGAAATAAAAATTTGTGACATTTTAGATGCTGCTGGTTTGGTTTACAAAGAAGAATATACTTTTCCAGATTTGGTTAGTTCCAGCGGTAGACCACTAAGATTTGATTTCTGCGTATTTGATGATAATGGCGATATCGATTTTTTAATTGAATATCAAGGAATTCAACATTATTAACGAGGCAAAATCAAAATTTGGTGGAGCCAAAGGATTATATCAGCAGAAATATAATGATACACAAAAGAGAAAATATTGCCAAGAACATGGATATACTTTAATTGCAATTCCATATTGGGATGAAGGAATTATGGATTACGATTATATCATGAAGGCGGCAGGTTATTAAGTAAAGATTTTAGATGAATTTGACATTCATCGAAATTTTTGGTATAATTTTATTAGAATGATAAGGAGGTGTCTCTTCATTGCGTAATAGGATAGATGAAATTAAAGCTAAAGGCTTTAATATAATGCAAGGAAGTGTAGATACCGACTATCGTGAAGGAAACACTGGTTATCAAGCGGCACCAGCAATTGACTTCGGAAGAATTAAAATAGGAGCAAAAACACTTGATGATGCTGTTCTTAATTTGGGAACATTCAGAAAAGTTAATCCTAGATTGGCAGATAAAGCAACAATCATTAGAGCAATAGATAATTATGACTTGAAAACTATGAGAGAGGTTTCAGATTTCTTTTATAAAACAAGCGGTATTTATGCTCGTATTATTAGATATATGGCATTTATGTATCGTTATGATTGGTATGTAACTCCTTATGTTGATGATGAGTCAATTAAAAAGGAAAAAATTTTAAAAGGTTTTAGAGATTGTTTACATACGTTAGATGGCTTTAATGTTAAAAAGACTTTTGGAGAAATTGCTCTTAAGGTTTTGAAAGATGGTTGTTATTATGGCTATAAAGTAGAAACTATTTCAGGAGTTGTATTACAGGAACTACCTGTAAATTATTGCAGAAGCCGTTTTAATTATGGTAATAAACCAGCGGTGGAATTTAATATGAAGTTTTTTGATGAAAATTTCAGAGATACTTCACAGAAAATGAGAATATTAAAAATGTTCCCACCAGAATTCAGCAAGGGATATAGCTTATATAAGCAGGGTAAATTAATGCCTGAATTCCCTGGTGACGATAGTGGTTGGTATTTATTAGACCCTAACATGACAGTAAAATTTACAGCTAATGGAGAGGATTATCCAGCATTCATTTCTGTTATTCCATTGATTTTGGATTTGGACGAAGCACAAGAACTTGATAGAAAGAAAACTATGCAGCGTTTATTAAAGATTGTAATTCAAAAAATGCCAATGGATAAGAATGGTGATTTAATCTTTGATGTAGATGAAGCTCAGCAACTTCATAATAATGCTGTTCAGATGTTAGGTAAAGCAATTGGTGTTGATGTATTAACAACTTTTGCGGACGTCGCAGTAGAGGATTTAACTGATTCTAATGCGGCAACAAGTCAGTCTGATGATTTGCAAAGAGTTGAAAGACAGTTGTATAATGAAGCGGGTGTATCCCAGAATCAGTTTAACGCTTCTGGTAATTTGGCATTAACAAATTCTATTTTAAATGATGCTGCAACAATGTATAATATGCTTTTACAGTTTGAGATTTTCTTAAATGATTTGATTAGTAAAAATAATCAAAGTAAGAAATTGCATTACCGTGCTCAGATTTTAACTACAACTATCTACAACTATCAAGAAATGGCAAAACTTTATAAAGAGCAGACTCAACTAGGTTATTCTAAGATGTTACCTCAGATTGCTTTAGGACAATCACAGAGTAGTATTCTTGCAAATGCTTACTTTGAGAATGATGTACTTGATTTGGTTAATGTATTCATTCCACCTCTTATGAGTTCAACAATGAATGAAAACATTTTAAATAGAATTAAAGGTAGTCAGCAGCCCGATGGTAGCCAGAAAAGCAGCTCTTCCGCTAGTGGAGATGGTCAAGTGGGCAGAAAAGAAAAATCTGATGACCAGAAATCTGAGAAAACTATAGCTAACAAAGAAAGTATGAGCTAAGGAGGCATTAAATGAATAATCGTATTAGTATTGCCACAATAGATAGTCCTGAATTCATAAATCTTCAACCAATGGATATAAATCCTCTAATGAGTAAATGTGATGTAAAGGTTCTTTACATTGGACAGAATAGAAATAGAAGTTCAATAACTAAACAGGTTGCAACTGAAATGTCTAAAACTCTTAGGGGTTGTCCTATTGTTGGATATTATATTGAAAAGAAGGAAGATTTTGGTGACCATGGTGACCAAGTTATAATTGATGGCGAAGGTATTAAATTCAATAAATTAACAAAGCCTTATGGTTTTGTTGCACCAGACGCGAGAGTTTGGTTTCAATTTTTTGAAGACCAGGATGAATTTGGAAATACTTGTGTAAGAGAATATCTTATGACAGAAGGATATCTTTGGACAGGCCAATTTGAAGAATGTCAGCGAGTGCTTGAAAATAGCAATCCGCAATCAATGGAACTCGATGAAAAAACTTTAAAGGGATATTGGTCAACAGACAATAATAAAGGTGTTGACTTTTTCATAATAAATGACGCAGTATTTTCTAAACTTTGTATTTTAGGTGACGATGTTGAACCTTGTTTTGAAGGCGCAAACGTTTCCGCACCTAACTTGAGTTCACAATTCAGTAAAGATGATGAATTTACAAAGAGTTTATTTACAATGATGAGTGAACTTAAATTTGCTTTAAATAATAGTGAAGGAGGAAAACCAATGCATAATGAAATTCAAAATGAGTTGGACAACAATGTTGCATCAACATCGTTTGAAAATCAAGATAATGTAGAGGCTCCAGTTACTCAGTTTGATGAAAGCGGAGAAGCTGGTGCAGAGAATTCTTCTGATTCTCAGACTTCCGCAGAAGATGAAATTCAAGAAACTTCAACAGAAGAAGAAGGAGAAGCAGTTGTTTTAACAGCATCTGAACCTCTGGTTAATGATGAAGAAAAAGCCCTTGAAAATGACGCAGAAGTTTCTTTAAAAAAGAAACCTGAAGAATTTGCTAAAGAAAAGGACAAAGAAGAAAAATCTGAAACTGAGAAATCTGAAGATAATACAGAGGATGAAGATAAAAAAGATTTTGCTTGTAAAGAAGATGAAGATAAGAAAGATAAATTTTCTTTAGAACAGCAACTTGAAGAACTTCAGACTCAATTCGCTGCTTTGCAGGCAGAAAATGCAGAACTTTTAGCTTTCAAGCAGAAAGTTGAAGAGAAAGAAAAAGATGAATTAATCGCATCTTTCTATATGCTTTCTGATGAAGATAAAAAAGATGTAATTGATAACAAGGCTAATTATTCTTTAAAAGAAATTAAAGCAGAATTATCTATGATTTGTGTAGATAAAAAAGTTAATTTTAACCTTGAAAATGCCGCTTCAGTAGAAGAGGCTCCAGTTACTTTCAACTTGAATTCACATCAGGCTGATACTTTACCAGCTTGGTTAAAAGCAGTTGAAGATACTAGAAATCGTAATAAATAATAGGAGGAAATACAAATGGCATTTACAAGAAATGGTTATGGCCAGGTTGAGCCAAATCAGTTATCTGCTCAGAAAACTGGACAGATTTATGCTAGCTTACCACTTGCTTCTGATGTAGATATTCTTCAGAATGGTGAGTTCATGTACTATGATTACAAGTCTGGTACTGTAACTGCTGATGGTAAGGGTGAGCCAATGTTAGTATTTAATGAAGTTAAATTATATGAGCCATTCTGGCAGACATCATATAAAGATTTTGCAATGATTAGAGTAGGTGACAATTATGTTACTTCTAGACTTGCAACAGCTGGTTACGGTGATGGCGCAGAAACAAAAGGTGTTACTCCAAATCCAGGACATAGCGATTGGCAGTCTGGTTACAGGATGGATGGAATTGCACCACGTCTTTTCAAGACAAATGTTGGTGACATTTTCACAACAAACATGGTTGAAACAGGTGCCTCTATTACATATAGCCAGGGTGACACTCTTAAGTTAAAGAAAGTTCCTAAGGCAGCTGATAAGACAGGTAATACACTTGTTCTTTCTAAGGACGGTACTATTGATGCATTAGAGTTCGTTGTAGCTAAGGTATATACAATGCCTGATGGACAGCCGGGACTTAAACTTCAGAGAATTAAATAAGGAGGGTAATAACAATGGAATTTAATGATATCTTAAAGTTAGCTAAAACCGTTGCTAAGGCAGACCCTTCTAAGCCAGTAGCTTATAGCTTTGGAGAGAAGTCTTTCGGTTATAGCGAAATGAATGAAACACTTAGAGCTGAGTTTGCAGCATTAGCTCCAGACTACAGAACATATAAAATTAATCAGAATACAATCTTTGCTTTAATCGAGCAGACAATTGACGATGTACTTCCTAACAGAGTTATGGAACAGTATGGTCAGTTCGCAGAGATTAAAACATTCGCACAGGGTGACAAGCCAATCTTTACTCAGAAGATTACACAGGCTTCTAGAAATCGTGCTAAACAGTTCATCGGTAAAGTTGGACTTGCTGGTCTTTATGAAGTATTCAAACTTGATGGACGTAGCTACGAAGTAACAACTAACGCTATTGGTGGTGCTGCTCAGATTGGTTTCGAGGAGTTCCTTGATGGACGTGTAGACTTTGCAGAAGTTCTTAATATTGTTATGGCTGGTCTTGATGAATGTATTTACATGGAGATTGAGAAACAGTTAATTGGTGCTGCTCAAAATGTGCAGACTGCAAACGTTAACAATATGTCAACTCAGAATGGATTTAATGAGAAGGAAATGGATAGACTTCTTTCTATTTCTGATTCTTATGGCGGACGTGCTACAATTTATTGTACATTTGAATTTGCTGCAACAATGATTCCTTCTAGTGATCGTTGGTCTAACGAGATGAAGAACACAATGTGGAATAATGGATATCTTGGAGCATATAAAGGACACCAAGTTATTGTTCTTCCTCAGTCATTTGAAGATGAAACAAATTCTAAAAAGGTAATTGACCCAGCATACGCATGGATTATTCCTACAGGTGCTGAGAAGCCAGTTAAGATTGCTTTCGAAGGTGGAACAATCGTTGACGAATATACAAACTATGATAGAAGTAAAGAAGTTCAGATTTACAAGAAAGTCGGTGTAAGAGCAATCTTCTCTAACGACATCTGTGTATATAAGAACACTTCTTTAACAAGATAATTTGTTAAAATAAAATATAGAGAAAAGGGGATGGATGTGAATACATCCTCCCCAATTTTTCTCGTTATAGAGATAAAAGGAGATAAAAAGATTATGGAACAAAAAATTATTAGTGTAACTAATAGAAATGCGGGATGGACAGGTTATACGCTGCCTGATACCAACACTAACCGCCAATTTGCACCAAGAGAAACAAAAAAAATTCCTTTAGAGGAATTACAGCAATTACAGTATGCTCCTGGTGGAGAATATATGTTAAAGAATTGTTTTATTATCAATGATATGGATGCTCTCACTGCTTTAAATATGGAAAATGTAGAACCTGAGTATTTCTATACTGAAACTGAGGTTAGAACATTACTTGAAACTGGAACATTAGACCAGCTTGAAGATTGTTTGAATTTTGCTCCAGATGGAGTTATTGATTTAATTAAAACAATCGCTGTTGAAATTGAACTTCCTGACACAAGAAAACGTAAGTTAATTTCTGAAAAGACTGGTTTAAATATAGATAATGCAATTATGGTTAATACTGTAATGGCAACTGAAGAAGATTCAGCTCCTACTGAGGTTAAGAGTCGTAAGGCAGCACCTATTAATGCAGCATCTTCAACTCCTACTCGTAAGGCGGAGCCTGTGTCAAAATATAAAGTAGTATCAAAGTAAGAGAGGTGAAAGGATGGGCGATATTAAAACAACGCCTTTCTCAATCATCTATGATAGTTTTCTAAGTCGTGTCACTTCTGATATGTATATGGAAATGACAGAATTAGATACTCTTGAAATGTTACAGGATTTACTAATAAATGCAATACCACGCTTTGAATTTCCAAGATTCGATATATTCGATTATGAGCCAGGATATTTAATGGGCATCGGTACATATTGTGGAGTTGAAAGCGATGGAATAGAAGTGCCGGCTACCGCATGGGTAGGCGGCTCTTTTAATGCAGAGTTGACACAAGAGGAAGTAAATATTCTATCATTAAGTATGGTTGTAGAATGGTTAGGACAACAGTTGGCTACAACTGAGAATACTAGATTAAAATATAGCGGTTCTGACTTTAAATTTACTTCACAAGCAAACCATATGGCAAAAATCAAGGTAATGATGGACTCTTATCGTCAGGAATGTTTCCATTTACAAAGACTTTACAAGAGAAGAAAGATTGTAAATGGAGAAGTTCGTTCTACTGCGGGAGTTATTATGACCACTCCTTCTCATGGCTATAAAATTGTAACTGGGGAGGAATAAAATATGATTTTAAAATATGATGTAGAAATACAAGATGAAGCTATTATCAAAAATATAGATAGAATTACTAATCAAATTTTTAAGCTACTTCCTAGCAGAGAAGAGGGCGGCGATTGGAAAACTCCATTGCAGAATTTGATTGTTGAAATTGTGGGAATGGATAAAATGTTTCTCGACCATACAGATTTATTCCCTTTATTATGTAAATTAGAGGCTTTATTAACTTTAGACCAAGAAGATGATTTTTTTATGTTTAGAAAAACAATCTTTGAATGTTTGGGGTTAATGAATGGATTAAAAAAATGTCTGGTTTAGACAATATGAAGAAAAGAATGCTGTTTGAAGGTGGCGGATTGTCTACATCGGATGGTCGAAATGTTAATGGTAAGTTATTATCATTTAACAGTGCGTTGTGGAATTCCTATCAAGCAGAATGGATTACTTTCGATAATGATGAAACTAAGCAGAGACATCGTTGCTTAATCAATCCTGATAAATTAAAAGAAGATTATGACCAAAAAGAGATTAGTATTAAGTTTGAAGATGGACTTAAAGAGGGTCAGACATTTTGTTGGACTCGTACTAATACTCATTGGATTGTATATTTACAAAGATATGAGGAAGAGGCTTATTTTAGAGCGCAGATAAGAAGATGTGATTATCAGCTATTTGATAAATATTGGATTTATTTGCGGGGTCCGGTTGAGACAGCTTTAATCTGGCGTCAAAAACATCAGATTGAAATGAATGAATTGAATTATTCAATTATGTTTTATATTGAAAAGAATGAAGAAACACTTGAGAAATTAAGTCGTCTTAATATCATTAAATTTGATGGACATAATTGGAGGGTTGCCGCAACTGATAAATATTCTCAACCAGGATTGATTGAAGTTTATCTTGAAGAATATTTTGATAATGAAATGGAAGACAATATGGTCGTTCCAGAAATCATTGAACCAGATACTACGAAGCCATATATCGACGGCCCGCAGTTTGTTAAGCCATACGATGAAAATGTATCTTTCTCTATTGTTGGAAAGAGCGGTGGGGCATTTGTAGTTAATTCTAGTAAAGTGAAAATTGTTGATTCGAGTGAGACTTCATGTGTTGTAAATATAATGACAGGAAAATCAGGAACATTTACAATTACATACTTTAAAGATGGCGAAGATGACATAACAATGGATGTTACAATCAAGTCATTATAGTAAAGTAAAGGAGATAAAAGGATGCGTAGTGTAAGAAATTATATTAATACAGATGGTACTACAAATATTAAATCTACCTTTCTCTCTTGTGAGAAAGATGCAGAAACCATCGTTAGAAAATTATTTGTTGATAGTAGACCCTATAGTGATGAACTTAAGCGTTTATTGCTTATAAATACTAAAGATTGTTTAGATGATAGAACTAATCCAGTATATAATGAGAAAATTTCTAATACTTCATTAGGAGATATGATTGATGAAGGATACATCAGAATGAAACCTCTTATTAAGCTAGGAGAAAATGAGGAAGTTCGTAGTTATATTTGTTTATCTTTTGATAATTTTACTCCTAATGCAAATAATACTTATTATCGAGACCATATTATTGAAATTGACATTATTTGTCATATTGAAAAATGGGACTTAGGTAATTTTAGATTAAGACCATTAAAAATTGCTGGATATATTGATGGAATTTTAGACCAAGCTAAACTTGCGGGTATTGGTACTCTTGATTTTATTACTTGTAATGAAATTGTTTTATCAGAAGACTTAGCAGGATATTGTTTGATGTATAGAACAGTAAATGCTGATGATGATAAAATTGAATCAGAAGAGGAATAATAGCTTATGGATAATGAATTACTTTTATTATCCAGTAATGATATACCGTTTTTAGAAGCGCAGGTCAATATTCATCAACCAACCCTTAGTGAAATTTCACTTATAGGTGAAGAGAGTTTCTTTTCCGGCTGTCAATTTTTGAATTTTTCAAAAAGTATTCTAAATTTAGAGGACAAAACAGATTTAGAAGATAGGTCGGATTTTGAAATATTTATGTCGATAATGTGTAGTTCAGAAAAGTTGGATTATAAAAATAATGCTATGATGGTATTAACTTTACTTTTTCCAACAAGTCAAATTAAGCTTATGCCAAATGAATTAGTTTTGATGAATAAAAATGGACTATCACGTATCAATAGTACAAATTTTGATGCTTTTAAAGATATAATTGTATCAATGTTTGAACTGAATGATTTAGACACTGGCGGCGGTTATAATCCAGCGGATAGCCGTGCAGCAAAAATAGCTGAAAAATTACAAAAAGCAAAGAATAGAAAAGCACAAGATGGTCCTCACAAAGTTGCTATCTTGAGTCGTTATGTTTCAATACTCGCCGTAGGTGAGCAAAAGGACATAAATGATTTTATGCATTATACTGTGTTTCAATTAAAAGATGAATTTAAGCGATATCAAATGAAACAATCATTTGATATGTATGTTCAAGCTAAAATGGCCGGTGCTAAAGATTTAGATGAAGTAGATAATTGGATGGA